AGACATTTATTTATCCTATGTATATTTTCAATGGTGCTTTATTCAATACCTCTTGTTGAGCATTTGCAACTTCTTGTTCTGTTAGTGCTTGTTCCTTTTTACTAACAGCTTCTAAGAACTCACTCAATTCTTCCAATAGATTTGCTTTCTCTTCTCTACCCTCAGCTTTCAAAGCTTCACCATCCATAGATACTTCACCATTTGGAAGTGGAAGTGAAGCATATTTACTTCTAATGATACCTAATAATTCTTTAGATAATGCTAAAGTGTATTTTCTAATCCAATTTCTACCCATTGAATTTATTTCCGTATAAGTAATAAATTTATATGGTATGTTTGATGGGTCAGATACTTTATTAAGTGTAAAGTCTTGTGTCACATCAGTTCTTTCATTTTTTTTATAATAATGAAAATAAATTAAACTACCAGAGTCTTGATTTGTTGGTTTTGGAAATATCCTTAATTTGTTATTTACTAATTCAAAAGAATATGCTGATTTTCTAATTAAATCATTTGTCTCTATTGCATTTGCTCTAGCTAAATCATATGAGATTGGTCTTAATATGTAAGAAACTGCTGGTGATACATTCCCAAATCCAAATGAATCCAATAATTCAATATTATCATAAGTTCCAGCAAATGGGTCATAGAATTTATTTATAGCAGCAGGTTGTTGATTAAATACTCTTTGGACTTCTAATCTATCTCCCGCCTCAATACTTGTCTCCAAAGTAGCGTCACTCGTTAAATCATATACTTGTTTAGAGCTTGTTAACCCTATAGAACCAGTAAACAATGTAGCGTTACCACCCACATTCACAGCTTGTCCATATTGTTCTGATAATGTGAATAAAGACATTCCACCATTCGGTGATTCAGCTTGATGTGAACCTGTTGAACTGAAATTAGAACCAGTAGTGGTATTTCCATAATGTTCCCACATCCAATTTTTTGTATTGTAATGATTTATTTGTTGTGAGTACTCTGAAACAGCTTCTTCAAAACAAGCGTACATTGAACCACTATTAAATTCAAGTTGCATTACTGGATGTCCAAGTTTTCTAGCTACATATTTACAAACTGTTAAACTGTCAGATTGAAACTCAGTATCAGTATCATAAATAGCGTGTGGTGTTGAACCAGTTACTTGTAAAGCTAATGTTGGGTCTTCATATAAAAAATTAAATTTTGACATTTACATTCTCCAAAAGGGTATTATTCTTCATATATAAATATCAATATAAACAAAAAAGGGTAAGAAAATATCTTACCCTTTTAAGTTGACTCATTATTAATGTTTAACCACCTGTAAATCCTAAACCACTTCCAGATGATTGAGCAGTTACTCCAGTTATGGTCACTGTTTTTGGAACTGAAGCCATTGTAAAGTTTGTATTACCATCAGGTCCTGGAGCTACTTGTGTTAGATTAACAACAGCGTTTGTAACAGTTGCAAGTCCACCAGCTACATTTTCCACTGAAGCAGTTACTTGAAAATCTAAATTAGCGTTTATAATATCTCTAATACCGAAGGATGCACTTGTTGCTGTTCCATTAGCTTGAAATAATTTATTTCCTACTTGTGTTGCTCCATCTCTACCTTTGAACATTAAAACTTTTCCGTAAGCATCACTCATAGTAAATTCTGAGGCTGCAATTAAGTCAGTACTAGCTGAAATTACACTAGTGGCTTGTGGATGAAAATAATGTGTTCTGATATAATCATATTTTTGTTTATCATCTTTTAATTTATTATATTCAGTTGTTAATTTTGAACTATATTTAGTAGAACTCGCTGTTTCTACTTTAGCGTCATTGTATGGGTGTTTCCCACGATAGCTTCTTTTTGCCATTTTATCTCTCCTAAATGTTTAGTACTACTTTTTAGGGTTATACTAAATTGTTACGTCAATAATGTTTAGTACTACTTTCATTGACTCGTATATAAATATCTATATAAAAGAAAAACCCCCAAAATAATGGGGGCTTTTCTATCTAAGTTTGTGGTCTAATCATTTTCTTAGCATATCGTGTCATTACACCTTTTCTTGGTGTGAAGTCACTTGGGTCATATACTAATGGAGTCATAATTAGCGGTACATATGGTGAGTATACAGCACCAGTTTCTAAGAAATTACTTCCTCTGAAACCAACAAGTATTTTGTTCTCAGTCATATATGGGTTTTTGTATACAGTGAATCTATTTTGTAGACTTCCTGCAACTTGAACACCAGCCGCGAATTGTGATTTGTTTCCATCTGTAGATACTGAATATCCTGGAATTGACTCAAGGATTGTAGCAACAGTCGGTGAAACAACTACAAAGTTAGCACCACCTCTAAGAGTTAATCTTTGGATTTCGTTAGAAACCTTTTGGATTTTACCTAAAAGAGTTTGATACCATTCATATCTTGTTCCGTAGAATGTTGTAATGTTCCAAGCACTTTCATCAGTACCTGTTCCATTATAATCCTCACCTGGAGTAGCAGACCAGAAATCTTCTGTTACTGCATCTGAGATTAACATATCTAAGATTTCTAAATCAATTTCCATTGAAATATACTCACTTAACATAGATGTTAATTCAGCTTCAGCGTCAACAGAATGATAAGCATTTAAGTCTTGAGCAAGTTCAGGACTCCATACAGCTTTTAGTTTTCTTGTTTTCGCTACGATAGCTTGAGATTTAAGTTGTAAATCAACTTCTGGAATACTTAAAGTATCAGATGTTGCATTACCAGTTGTATCTTCAAAATCACCTCTATCAGATTCAGTTGGTTGTTCTGAAAATCCAACTACAATATCTTTTGTTGGACCACCAATTCCAGCTACACTTGAACCAGATACAATGAATGAAACATTGTTATCTGAATCTATTTTTGTAAACTGAGGTAAAACTTCAACAATATCTGCAGATGATGAAATGATATTAAATGACCTAACCGCTTTATCATCAGCATTTGATAAGTCAGCTAATAGAACATTAACTTTAACCAATTTACCTGCAGCTAATGAAGCTGAAAACTCTTGGTTGAAGTTAATATCTTTATAAGTTACTGAACCAGATTCATATGTTCCACTTGCAGCTGCACCATCAATTGCAGTACCATCAGTAAATGAAGCTGATGATTGATTAATTGAATAATCATATCTACCTTGACCATAAAGACCACCAACACCAAATGGAGCAGATGAACCTACAGGTGAGTTAGGACCAGTTTTACCACCAAGTGATGATACATCATCACCAGCAACTTTAGGACCTGTAGATGTACCAAATCCTTCACCTTGATTTCCAGCAGTTGTTGTACCATATTTAAAGTCTAAGTAAAACACTAGACCAGATGGTAAGTTCATTGGTTGAACTGATACAAAGTCTTGAGCTGCAATCTCACCAAAGATTCTACGAACCAATGGAAGAGCAACACCAGACCATTCTTCAGAACTCGCAGCTGCAGCACTACCACCAGTAGAGCCTCCAGTACCAGAGTTCTCATTGATAAGCTGTTTTGCTTGGTTTTCAAGCATTACCGCCATACCACTTCTTTGAAAATCCTCATTCAAACCATCAAGAAGACCTGTTTTGTCCCATTTATTAACTAAAGACTTAGCTTCTTCTTGTTGTTTTTTATAAGGAGACGCATCTAATAATGCATCATTTACATAGTTTGACATTTTTATTATCTCCTATAATTATTTAATTAAACCAGCAAGTTTTCTGAATCTGTCAGCAACATTAGTTTCTTCAGAAATCACTTTACGAGACTCTTCAGATGGTTTTGTTGATGCAACAGCAGAACTAGCTGATTCACTAATTGATTTTTTTGTTACGATTGAACTATTATCACCGAACTGCTCTGCAAGTGTAGAATAAACAAGTTTAATCTCTCTTGTAGTTTGTGCTCTGTCAAATGTTTCAACCACTTTAAGTTTTTGGTTATTGTCTAATGAATAAGATTTAAACAACTTATTTGTAAACAATAGTTTAGCATTCAAGATGT